AAACACGTAAGTTAAAGGCACAATGGACTCCAGAATTTGCTCAGGATCTTAACGCATATCACTCAATCGATGCAGAAGCTGAATTGACTTCACTATTAAGTGAGTACATTTCAATGGAAATCGATCTTGAGATCTTAGATATGTTGATCTCTGAAGCAAGAACTACTGACAAGTGGTCTGCTGAGAATAACAAAGTATGGAATGGTTCAACTTGGACTACTTCAACTTCTGATTTCTACAATACTCAAGGACAATGGTTCCAAACTTTAGGAACTAAAATCCAAAAAGTATCTAACAAGATTCACCAAAAAACATTAAGAGGTGGTGCAAACTTCCTAGTATGTTCTCCTAACGTTGCAACAATCCTAGAATCTATTCCTGGATATGCTGCTGCTACAGATGGTGATCAAATGGAATTCAACATGGGTGTACAAAAAGTAGGAGCTTTAGCTAACCGCTTTAAAGTATACAAAAATCCTTATATGACTGAAAATACAATCTTATTAGGATTTAGAGGTTCTCAGTTCTTAGAAACTGGAGCTGTATATGCACCTTATGTACCATTATTAATGACTCCTCTAGTGTACGATCCAGAAACCTTCACTCCAAGAAAAGGTTTAATGACTCGTTACGCTAAGAAGATGATCAGACCTGAATTCTACGGTAAAATCTTCGTATCTGACTTAGCTCAGATCTAAGAACTACTTAGAATTATTATTAAGAGAGGCCTTCGGGCCTCTTTTTTTTGTTACTATTTATATTAAAACCGTATATAAAATGGCGAATGTAACAATTTGGGATGGATCAGCAACTTTTAGTCCCGGTAGCTCTACTCCTTTTGGATTTTACGATTCTGACTCAGACTTTCAGACAGATGCTGTTAAAGTAGCAAAGTTTTGTGGTACGAGATTAGGATTTCCTTTAATGGATGTAGAACTACAAGACCAAAACTTCTTCGCATGCTTTGAAGAAGCCGTAACAACATACGGTAACGAAGTATTTCAATATAAAATAAGAGAAAATTACATATCTTTAGAAGGTACTGATAGTACTGCAGGATCAGCTAATAACAAAATAGTTAATCCATCTTTAGATAGAGTAATCAACATCAGTAAAAATTACGGTACAGAAGCAGAAGTTGGAGGGTTTGTTACTAGACATACTGGTTCTTTAGCTTTAACAGCCTCAAAACAAGAATATGATTTAGATGCATGGGCTACATCACAAGGTATAGATGGAGGAATAGAAATAAGAAGAGTATTCTATGAAGCACCACCTGCTATCTTACGTTATTTTGACCCATATGCAGGTACTGGAACAGGTATTCAGTCATTAATGGACGCTTTTGACTTCGGATCCTACAGTCCAGGTGTTAACTTCTTATTAATGCCAGCCTCATTCGATATATTAAAGGTACAGGCTATTGAATTTAACGACCAAATTAGAAGATCAACGTACAGTTTTGAGATAGTAAACAATAGATTAAAGATATTCCCTATTCCTACAGCTGGAAGTAACCTTAGATTTGAATATTATAAGGTTTCTGATAAAAAAGCAGCGAGTTTTATAGATGGAAGCGGGCTAATTACTAATGTAGGAGAGGTACCATACGATAATCCTACATATTCACAAATAAACAGTGTAGGAAGACAGTGGGTATTTAGATATACGTTAGCTTTGGCTAAAGAACTACTAGCTTATGTTAGAGGAAAGTACCAAACAGTACCAGTACCTGGCTCAGAAGCTACTCTAAACCAAGCAGACCTGTTAACTGACTCTAGAGCTGAAAAAGAAGCATTAATAACTAACCTTAGAGAGATGTTAGATCAAACTTCTAGACAGGCTCAGTTAGAAAGAAAAGCAAACGAAGGTGAAAACCTTAGTAAGACATTAAAAGAGGTTCCAATGACAATATATATCGGATAATGAAGCTAGTAGATGTTATTTTAGGTGAAGCTACATATACTCCATTTCGTGGAATGATACAAGTTATTAGTAGAGATACTAGTCCTTCAGTATTAGCTGATCTAATTAGAGCACTTCCTGGTGTAACTACCTGCACTATAGCAGGTTCTGATGAGGTTTCAAAGAGATATACCTTTAAGGTAAAGATTATTACACAAAAACCACCGTCTGAGGCGTTTGAAGCGTTAAAACAGAATGCTATGAGTAAATATACTGAGGTAAACTCGTTAAAAGTAGCTTCTAACTCCATAGAACGTATGAAACGACCAGGAGAATACTAATATGCTATTTGGATCTAACAGAGACTTCGATTTATTGGTTAATATCAACCGAGAACTACTAAAAGACATAGTAGAACAGGAGATATTATACCATAAACTCAGTTTAGAAGATACAGACGTTAATTTATACGGAGAAGCACTACAAAAGTCCTTCTGGCAAGCAGTTAAACTTAATTGTCTTATAACTAGAGGTGATCAAGTAGTAGATATACAGGAATTCGGACCAGATTTAGGTAGAGAAGCGTCATTCGCTTTCTTAAGACCTGATCTAGAAGATGTTTCCGTAGTTCCGGAGGTAGGAGACATCGTTCAATGGCATAATGACTTCTATGAAGTCGATACAGTAAGAGAAAATCAACTATTTCTAGGTAGAGACAAGAGCTACAACCTCACCTCCGCAACATCCGGGTTTGGCTCTTCTCTATCTATTATAGTAGACTGTCATCTCACAAGAGCTGACAAGGTAGGAATATCAGAAGTAAGATAACATGGCAGAAAACACACCATTACCTAAAACACAAGATCAACTATCCCAAGAATCACTTGGTTTAGACAGTTCTACTGTAGATCAAGGTGTAGTTAGAGCTAATCAACTATCTAGATTAACAGATAACGTTGAAAATCTTACTATTGGTATTAAAGATATAGACGAAGCTATATACTACTACTTTAATGAAGTATTAAAACCTCAAGTCTCTCAAAATGGTAAAGTAATTAACGTTCCTTTGGTATATGGTTCACCTGAAAGATGGGCAGCCATGCAGAAAGACGGTTATTACCGTGATAAAAACGGTAAAATGCAAGCACCTTTGATTGTATTTAGAAGGGATAGTATAGAAAAGAATAGAAACTTAGGAAATAAGTTAGATGGCAATAAGCCAATTAACTATGGGGTATTTGAAAAGAAGTTTTCTAATAAGAACATATATGATAAGTTCGGAGTTCTTAATAATAGAAAACCAGTCAAAGAGTATTATGCAGTAGCTATACCAGATTATGTTAATATAGTATACGGATGTGTAATATTTACTGATTATATGGAACAAAATAATAAGATTATAGAAGGAATTAATTTTGCTTCTGATTCTTATTGGGGAAATCCTTCTAAATTTAGGTTTAGAGCAATGATCGACACTTACACTACCTCAGCAGAGATAGTTCAAGGTAATGATCGTATTATAAAAACAGAATTTAATATCAACTTACTGGGTCACATAGTAACCGATGCAATTAATGCACAGGCTTATAACAGTAAAAAGTCTTATTCTAAGGCTGCTGTTAAAGTAACCACAGAAGTAGTAGGAAATATAAACGATATATAGAAAATGAGTAGAATAGATAGTATATTATCGGGTTCGTTAATATTTAGAGATAACGGAACATACCTATCTGAGATTAGACCTGGAGTAAATAAGATAACTATAACTGGTTCTCTTCAAGTTTCTGGTTCTAACCTACTCCTTAACGGTAGTGACATTGGTTTAAGACTAACTACTCTAGAAGCTGGTCAAGGAGCTGATCAGGTTAAGTTTGGAGCTATTACTTTATGGACGGCTTCAATGGGAGAATGGTCTGCATCTATAGATCAGTATGTAGATAACCTAAATAGAGTATCAAGTTCATTTAATGATTATACAGGTTCAACAAATGCACGTGTATCTGAACTAGAAACTACATCATCCTACCTAGATATTAGTGCTTCTTTAGTAGATACAAGAGTTGGTTATATAGAAAGCAAACCTTTAGTAAGTAGCTCGGCTCAAATATACGGTTTAGGATTTTTATCCGCTAGTATTTCAGGGATTGTATCCAGATCTGCACAAATCACTGAATTAGGATTTATAACTGGTAGTAAATTTTACGAATTAGACGATATTCCTGAAGGTATTGTATCTGGTACAGCTCAAATTAAAGAATATTTATTAGATGAAGATTTAGATCTTGGTTCTGGTTCTATCGTAGCAGAAAATATCAATATATCTGGTTCTATTAC